GCAAGCCCGAGAAGCCGATTCGAGCGGGATGGTTTAAAGTTTACTTACCGCGAAAAGGATTCCCTTTGGTTTGATGTCGTATTCAAAAGACGTGGCGGAGAGAACAAGGTGGAGTTTTATGTGGGAACGTCCGAGTTCCAGGCGGAGAAACTGAAGCGGCGACTCGAAAACATGATGCACGTCACGCTGAAAGATGCCACATTGAAGGACATCGCCATCCCAGGGGAGAACACAGTGGTCCAGGAGATGCGGTATTCCCGGCATGACATCTTCAGCCTTAGCACGAAAGTGAATGAACGACAGACGCCCATTGCGACCATCATGAACACTGTGGACGAATTGATTCATGAGGGCGACATGGCCCGGCTGTCTATCTGCGCGGATCATCATGACAGGAAACGATGGGCGGACAAAGCGAAGTATGCACATGACCAACTGGCGGCCGGCAAAGTCCCCCAACGCCCCGGCATACGAAAGGTAGTGCCAGTGTTCCGGAGTGGGCTGGCGGGCCTTGTGAACGGCGTCAATGCAGTGATGCAAGACATGATGGATGCCATCCACAGTGCTTTCTTTTCAGGCGACCAGGCATCCGAGAAGCGGGACATCATCGAACGCCACACGTTGCTCGATGAAATCATGTCACATAAGTTGTCCGGGTCGACCGCTGAGAAAAAGAATCTGCCCGTTTTTAAAACACATATCCGAGTGGCCGCACACTCAAAGGACCGTCTGGCCCGTGACACCATCGCTGACACGCTTTCAACAGGCATATCGGACACAGACGAGAACAATGAACTGCAAGCCGGTACAGCCCGCGGAAAGGCTACTGCCCAGCTATTGAAGGAAATGAACGAGATGAGGTTATCAAGGCAGACCCGGTCCGCACCGAACGTGAATCTAATATCCACAGATGAGATGGCGAAACTCGCCTTGCAGTTGCCGAACCGTGAATTGCAATTGAGATACGCCAGCGAACTGGACGCCAAGTACCGCATAGAGGTTCGGGTTCCGGATGCTTTGAAAACAGGTCAAGGGATCCCGTTCGGCACGGCCACAGTTAAGGACGTGGAGATTCCCGTGGATATGCCGGTCAATAAACCGGACGCCTTATATAGAGGGTACACGTTCATAGGCGGTCAAGGGGCGGGCAAGGACACTGCGATTAAAAACTGGATCATCGACGCCTGTTTAAAACACGGCATCTCCTCTGTGGTCATCGACGCCATCGACGAACCGGGCGAGCGCGGGATGGCTGATGGCATCCGGGACGCGCTGCCGGAACGGAGAATTATTGATCTGGACATCGGACATGAAGAACACATCATCCCGCTGGATCTCACGGAAGTCGTCACCGCGCTGGGTCGCCTGGGTGCATCCCGTTTTGCTGATGAGATGATTGACTTTGTAGACCTCGGCAACCACACACGCTCCCGGCGCTATCTCCGGGAAGCAGCAAAGGCATCCGGCGGTTCACTGTACGGCATCAAGCGAATTATCGAGGAAGAAAAGTTCCGGCTGAAAACCATTGAGCGATTGATGGAAGAAGGCAACCAACGGCTTGCTGACGAGCTTATAGCGTGGGGAAGCAATGACGACATAGGCGGCAAGGCGGACGCCGTACTGGACCGGCTGGACACCTTCTTCGGCAACGATCGTCTGCATGATATTTTCTGTCAGGATCCTTTGCCGGAGGTGGACTTTGCCGAATGGATGAGCGAGGGGAAGGTCATCATCATCAGAGTACCTAATAGGAAGTTAGGCGAACTCGCCACCCGCACACTGGTCCACTGGATAACACTGAAGACATTCATGACCCGGATGCTGATGGATAAGAAGGCGCAGTCAAACGGGTGCTTTATCGTGTTCAATGAGCCGGAACAATACTCATCAGAGGGATTGACTAAGCTGATGGGCAGGATCGGTACAGAGGGGCGCAAGGAGCGCCTGGGAAGTCTGTACGCTTTCCACCACTGGAACAAGTTGCCGAAGTCCTTGCAGGAGAACCTACTCGGCGGTGGAGTGCAACAGTTCCTGTTTATGAACGACCACCAGGATACATTTAAATTGTCCCTCCACAGGTTCAAGGAAACGATTCCACTGGAGCAAGCCGAGCAACTTCCGGCCCATCATGCCATCGTCTCTCTCCGGGCGGCGGGAGAGCTGCAACCGGCGTTTATCGCCAAAATGAATCCGCCGTCAAAGGCACGTTATGACAACGCACATCTGACGGCGGTACATGCAAAGCGTTATGGGCGGCATTGGAAGGAGTTGCAGTAGTCGTATTGATAAACAGTTCAACGGGGGATGAACTATCCGTCAATACGGAAATTCCAACGGATCGACATCTTCCCGTCATCCACAATGATGCAGTCAATCAGCACCGCAAGGATCTCGCGCAGTTCAACGATGTCATGCGTGTTCCAGTCTATGCCCGGCAACCGTTTCACGACTTCATGGATCGGCTTCATGTCCACCTGCTCGCCGTTCAACTTATCCAGTTGGGCGGTCAGCAGGTTTTTCTTTTTGTTCAGCGCTTCCATTTTCTCGCTCATCATTTCGAGAGGGATGCCGTCCACAGAGTACAGATCCACGAGCTTTGATATTTGTCCGTCGATTTTGCTGACTTCTTTTTCGATGGCCATCATTGTAGCCTTCTCATCTGACCCGATTTTTTCAGAGGTCATCTTGTCGATGTCGAGCGCCTTCACCGATCGGATCACGGCATCCTCCAGCACTTCCTTACGCTCAGCTTTCTTCTTGCAGTCGCCGAACCGCAGCTTGATTTTCTTGCCCGCGTGCCGAGTCCGGCAAATGTAGTAGTCCACCCGCGAGCCGTCCTTTCGCTTGCCACTGTGGGAGACGTGCATAGTGTTCCCGCATTTTGCGCAGCGGATTCGACCGGTTAACAGGTGGCGTTTTTCAAATGACCGGTGATTTTTCACGCGGCTCTGCCGGATCTCCTGCGCCCGTTCAAAGGTGTCCTCATCCACAAGCGCCTTGTGGACGCCCGGATACACGCTGCCCTGGTATCGGATGCACCATTTATACACGGGGTTGACCAGCACCGCGCGGATGGTTTCCTCATGACCAAACACTCCAGGAAATCGGGTGAGCGCTTCTTCAAAAATCCGCCAGTCGCCCATGCCCGTGTTTACATAGGTGTCAAATACCCACTTGACGGCAGCTGCTTCGTAATCGTTCGGCACAAGCAGACCGTCCACATAGTCATACCCTGTGACCACTTTGGTCTGTCCTCCGCCGCCGTGCCAGTATCCTTCTTTTGCCCGTTCCAACCGGCCCATCATCGTGCGTTCCTTGATCTGTTCACGCTCCAATTGCGCAAACACGGACAGAATGCCGACCATTGCCATGCCAAACGGCGTGGACGTATCAAACGACTCGCTCAACGAAACGAAGCTGACGCCGTTCGGGGTGAACACGTCCTCAATCAGATGGAGTGTATCTTTCTGCCGCCGGGAGAGCCTGTCCAGTTTATAGACAGCGACCACATCCAGCAGTCCTTTCTCGGCATCGTGGATGAGTTCCTGCATGGCCGGGCGTTCGATGGTTCCTCCGGAGTGTCCGGGATCAACGTATGCCTTCACCACATTCCACCCACGGGCATCTGCAAGCGATCTGAGGCGTTCTTCTTGCACTCCGACCGAATACCCTTCCTTTGCTTGTTCTGCGGTTGAGACGCGGATGTAGAGGGCGGCTCGTGTTTGATTGTTTGCCATGTGTATTCCTCCATTAAAGAAAGGCAGCCAGATGGCCGCCCGCTTCATAATTCAACGGTTACTCGAACAGCTTTCCCGATAATTCTGCCTTGAGACTCACTCGTCAAAGCGATTGGATCATAACTTCGGTTGTCCGGTACAAGCAAGATGATTCCGTTTTCTTTCTTTACTCTTTTCAGAGTGGCTTCAGAATCCCCTTCCAACAAGACCGCAGCTATTTCCCCGTTCTCCACTTCTGCCTGTTCGCGAATCAGCACGAGCGACCCATCTTCAATAGTCGGTGACATGCTGCTCCCCTTCGCCTTTAGATAGAAGAGTGTGCCTGACGGAAGTCTCGTGGCCGGCTCTGCAATATATCTTTCTATGTTTTGCGTGGCAGTGATCGGCTCCCCGCACGAGATTCTTCCCAACAAAGGTATCATGACCTCCCCTCTTTGCAGGAAAAGGACGTTATCCGGCATTCCAGCAGAAACCAACTCATCCACAGACAGATCCAAGACTTCGCAAATCTTGATGACGTTATCAATGGCGGCGTTTCTCAGATTGCGTTCCAGCATTGAGCGAATGGTACTATACGGAACCCCCGATGCCTTCGCGAGCTGGTTGGCGTTCATTCCTTTTTCCTGCATTGCTCTTTCCAAATAGTCGGTTCGACTGAACACAGCTTGTTCCTCCCTTTATACAGCGCCCGCAAGCGCTACTGATGCAATTTTAACGTTTTGTCGTACTCATTACAACGAGGAAAAACGAACCATCGCTTAAGTAGTATGCGACAAATCAAAAATAATAACCATTTATGTGTTGACTTGTGCGATTTGTCGTGTTTTAATAGAGTCATAGCAACGACAGGTCACACATAGAGTTATAGTTTGTGCGACGAATCGTTGAATGGTAGGACCAAGGAGGTGATTTGAAAATGTATTACAACCTGCTGGCGGAAATCGAAAAAAGAGGACTCTCTAAGAAAGAAGTCGCTACGATTTCAAAGATTCCGTACACCACACTTTTGGACCGGTTGAACGGCCGCCACATCTTCACACTTGAAGAAGCCATCAAGATCCGTGACCTAATGTTTCCTGGCATGAACATTGAATACCTGTTCGCCACTGATAAAGAAGAGGAGGTCGTGAAATGAAGATCACTCACCAAGACATCACCGGCAAAGAGATCCCGGACATCCACAAGGTGAAGGTTCCTATGAATCTGGCAGCACGGATCCACGAAATCTTAAATCCCGGCACTCGGGTGGTGAAGGAGGTCGCCCATGGAAAACCGCAAAGCTGACTCGCTCTGGATGGTGGCGTTTGTCTTGATGGTGTGGGCGATTCTGTATGTTGCGTTGTACTGAGGGAGGAGGGAGAAAACTTTGAAGTTAGACACGGAAGAAAAGAAAACGGCATTCCTCTTTGGTTATGTCCAGGCGTTGGCAGAACTACACGCAGAAGAGTTCAAACGTGACGTTGAAGGTGTGAAACGTGAGTTGCTACAGGGGGCTATAAAAAAAGTTAAGTCGCACCGCTCAGCAAAAGAAGGAGGCCCAAAATGAAATCCCTAACCGAAGAACAACTGCAAGCCATCCGCACACTTCGGAACCTGTCAGGCGGCGATTCCCGATCCGTGTTCTTCACTAAGCTGTACATCGAGATCCCCAAAGAGTGGTTCATGGCGACATTCAAACCAGGCGAGGCGATTCAAGAGTTGTTCATCGACAACCCGGATCAGGACGAGTTGCACGTCATGCGGGCCGGATGGGGCGGAGAGACGTTCGAGTCGGTGCTGACCAGTCAGGACTACGAAAAATGGATTAAACAGTGGGAGGGGCAGACGAATGGATAAGGAGGTAAACGGAATGAACAACACTGAAATTGTTATCCCTATGCCATCGGGTCATAAGGTTGGCATTTACAAAAGAGAGGATGGACGAGTGGTCGTGGATGTTGAAAACCCGAATGGTTACATCATTACGGACATCGGTCTAACGCACCGCGAAATTCGCGCGATTGAAGAAATTCTGCGAGGTGCTTTATGACGCTCACACACGAACAAATCGAAGCCATGACCGACACCGCACTCCGTATCGCACTCAACCACATCAAGAATGGCAACCTCTAATTTGCAGAGGACCACATCCGGGAAATCCTCGCAGCGAGATTGGAGGTTCGGACATGCAATACATCCACAGCGTCCGCTTTCAAGACGGCTTGCAGGTGATGGTGTACTCGGACAGCTCGCATGTGTTCACGGTCGAGACGCAGCTGGAAGCGATGTTCGGGGATGACGGGCGCACGGTGGTCGGCGTGAGTCTGATGGGTGTGGCGACTTGTGAGGATGAGCCTTATAAGGGCGTATTGATGGGAGTGGAGTGAATGGAAGGCATACAAAAAAACGAGCCGCTGCAACGGCCCGCTAAGAAAAAACATTTTCGATACTATTCTACCACATCAAGGAGGAGCTTATGAACCGTTCAGAATCAATCGCAGAACTTTCCAAAGCAATGGCTGCCTTTCAAAAGGAAGTAAAGCAGCCTGAGAAGTCGGCAGACAATCCCTTTTTCAAAAGTAAGTATGTCCCTCTTGAGTCGGTTGTAGACACGATCAACAAATTCGGTCCGAAACACGGACTTTCCTTTACACAATGGCCGATGGTTCACGAAAACGGACGTATCGGAGTCGCCACGTTACTGATGCACTCATCCGGTGAGTGGATTGAATATGACCCGGTGTTCATGAAGTCGGAGAAGGACACGGCTCAAGGCGCTGGATCGGTAGTCAGCTATCTCCGTCGATATGCACTGTCAGCAGTGTTCGGCATCACCTCTGATGACGATGACGATGGCAACGTTGCCACTCACTCACAGAAACCACCGCAGAAGCCCACACAACGACGTCAGGCGCCGACGAAACAGCAGGGTGGGGGAATCACTGCCGAGCAGATGAAAGCTCTCAGTGAGACTGTACAGAAGGCGGCTC